GATGCTAATGAGGCGCGTAAAAGCCACATGGCTAACCTGTATGTAAAGATTCAGAAGGCCTTGGATTCAGGTATGTCAAAGTCTGAAGTTCGCAAAGCCTTTGATAACTCTGGCGTGACCAAAAAAGAACTTAACGCCATCATGAGAAATAAGTACACTCCTCTTGAACCAAGTCGTGGGTTGCTTCGGGAGATACGCAATGAAGTAAATGTCAAAGAAGAGAACCGTATCCTTCAAAGGTTACCTATGCCAGAGCTTCGGGGCATTATCCGAGAACTCCGCAATACCCCATTGGTCGGTAATAAAGAACCTATTGTGCTTGACGTTGTACCATGGGAACAGGATAATGTTGCTCCTCAGCCACAGGTCCAAGCAGCTCCACAAAGCGTACCACAATCCGCGCCACAAGCTGCCCCGCAGCCTGCCATACCGACGACACGTCCGGCTAATGCACCTGTACCTTCGGCGCTAATGGGTGGAAATCCATTTGACCAGCTTCGTAATATGGAAATATTCCAGAGGCTACAGGGTCAATAGATACTGACGGTAACCCCGTTGCCACCAAAGATGCGGACAAGCTCGTCCGCTTTTTCCTGCATGTCGTTTAGGCACTCGCCGTCGTCCTCAACCTCTGCAGCCGCGTTAAGCGCTGTAGCAACAAACTCCATGAGAGTGGATATCTGATCTTTATGCATGTCTTTAAGACCAAGACAATCAAACGGTTCTAATTTCATCCAACCTCTCCCCAGTTATCCCCGAGTTCCATATCAACTTTGCTTGGGACCTTGAGTGGTAGTCCTGTCTCCATGATTTCCTTGATCCGAAGCGCTTGTTCTTGGTCCCGTATAGAGAAGCATAACTCATCATGGACGGTTAGCATAGGGACAAATCCCTCGGCATAACAATCTACCATCGCTTTTTTAGTTTGGTCGGCTGCCGAACCTTGGATCAGTTTGTTCAAAGCTTTGTATGTAAAGGCGCGGCGTAACCTGCCCATCCCACCGTACTCTTTGTTTGCTTCTTCAAAGGGCAGGGGTTTATTGTACCCAAAGGTGGATGGTTCCCAAAGATGGAAGCGGCACTTACGCCCTAGGATTGTGCGGATCTGACCGTTGGCCCCGCCGCGCTGGCTTGCTAGTTCCGCCAACTGTTTAACAAACGGAACCTTCTCACGGTGCGCTTGCATTAGCTCCTTGGCTTCCTCGTTGCTGATGTCTAGCTGGGTGGCAAGTTTGCCTACGCCCATGCCGTACATAATGCCGAGGTTCACGGCCTTTGCTTCTTTGCGCTTGATACCAGCCAAGTCGGCCACCATCTGGTGCAGGTCAACGTCCCCTGTGTTGTACTCATCCACGATCTTGTCAACGATACTGTCGCGGTGAGGCATGGACGCAGCAAAGTGCACCAATAACCTCGGCTCTTGGCTCGAGTAGTCAAACGACCCCCACTTCTCGCCTTCCTCTGGCAGGAACAACCCACGGATAAGCTTCTTAATATCTGGGTCACGCGCTGGCATCTGCTGTAGGTTGGGGTTGCTAGACGAAAAGCGCCCCGTAACAGTGCCCCCGTCGTCTGAGCGTAGCTGGTGGAACTCGCAGTGAATGCGGCCCTTGTGCTGGTGGTTTAGAATAGTATCAATGAAAGTACTGTTTGCCTTATCAAACTCACGCAGCTTGACCAGAGACTGACAGGCTTCGTGCGGGTGGGCGTTTAGATACTGCTTGGTAAACGATGGCGCACCAGCCTCTGTCTTGGGGTACGTTAAGTTTAACGCATCAAACATCTTGGCAACCGAAGCGCTGGCCCACGGATCAACGTCCACACCTGTCGTGCGTTTAAGATGCGCTCTCAGCGCTTTTGTCTTCTTGTTAAGCATAATCTTAGCGCGGTCAGCCGCATCGATATCAACGCGCACACCTTTAGTACGCATGTCCAGCATCAGAGGAATAAGAGATGTCTCAAGGTTAAAGATGCTCCAGAGTTCTTCCTTATCGATGTCGATCCTTAGACGCTCCCAAAGCTTGAGAGTCATCACGGCATCCTGTTCGGCATACGCGCCCACATACTTAGGCGGCATTTTCCACATGTCTTTCTTTGGATCAAAACCCCACTCGTTGGCCGCAGCCCGCAGTAGCTTCTCGTCCTTACGCATGTCGATGTAATCACGGCCCAAGTTATTCAGGCTGTAGCTAAAGCGGTTCTCGTTTATTATAGGCGCGGCCACCATCGTATCGATAATTCGACCTTGGACCTCGACCCCTTCAGCCCGCAGCCAGCCCGCATCGTAGGTGGCGTTGTGCATAATCTTGTCAATGTGGGGTGTAGACATCTGTTTCTTCAGCCACTTAAATGTCATCTTAGGATCTAGGTTGTGGCCGTTCTCGTGGCGGATAGGGAAGTACCCGTAGTAATCCCCCGCCGCTACAGCAATGCCAACAACAAACCCGTCATTTCTTGCCCAACCTGGGCCCTTGGTCATAAGGTTCGGGTCGCAAGTCTCAAGGTCAATAGCAATCTGTTTGTAGCCGGTCAGATCTGGGTACTCGGATGGGATGTTCCAATCGATTTCCTTGTTGTTCATTTCGGCAGCGATGTACGCATCTTTATCAAACAGTAGTTTCTTCATACTTAGCCCTTTTTAAACGAACCACCAAGTCCAGTGTACCCAGCTTTATCAATCCATGAATCATCGTGGTCTATTGTCTCAAGCAGTCGGGCTGTCTTTAACCAGTCAAGCATCAAGGCAACGTGCTTGCGTGTGATATATCCGTGCGTTCTGACAGCGTTTTGCGCAATAATATTCCAACCGTCTGCAATGCGGTCGAAGTTATCGGATGCATCACCGTAGTCCTTGGCCCTCGGTCCGTTGATTAGTTCCTTGGCCGTGTCGAGGATTTCGTCTCTTGTCATTGGGGGCTCTTTTTCTCGTTGGGTTCAACAATCTTCTCACACTCTACACACATATCCGCCGAAAACTTATTCCAGTATGTGGTCCATTCATATCCACATGTGCAGTTGTAAGTCATAACGTGATACCCCATCGCCTTTTCCACTTCGTCTTGTTTCATACGTCATACCTATATGTTTTGTCGGACTCTATTAAGAACAAGTTCTTTCTGGCTCTGGTAAGGCCTACATAAAAAGCCCTGTGCAGGTCGTCTGGATCTCCAAACACAGAAAACATTTTTGTTGAGGCAAGGAACACGGCGCAGTTGTCGTCTTCGCCTCCCTTCATCGCATGAAACGTAGACACCTTTATCCGAGCGGGTGCAAGGATGTCCTCGCCCCTCGCTTCTAGCATTGCAATATAACGATCCTCTTCTGCACTTAGGTTTAAAGCGCGGGCAACATCTACTTCAAGGGGGGCTATCAAACCAAACCTCTGCGATAGAGTTTGGTAATCCAAAACATCCTCGGCGCTGACAGCGTCAAGAAGTTTCTTAG